GGTTTTGCAGGAGCATCTGTTGCTGTTGATCCGGCTGTTTTCTTATCTTCTGTTTTTTTGCCGCCATCTGCTAATACAGGATTATAAAAAGTATTGTTAATTTGAATATCAAATCGCAAAATATCTACATTCTTACCTGTGTAGATATAATTGTATTCTTTTGCGGCTTGCGCTTTTAATTGTTTTATTCCAGGGGCCGCGGCATTTGGTGGTAATAATCTACTAGCATGGACTTTGTAGGGAATTACCCTGTAAACAATAAGTTTAGGAATCTGTCCTGTTTGTTTCATATTTGCATCTGACGGAATATGATATGTTTGCACATCGACCTTCCACCATGGTCGCATACCCTCACTGGAGATTTGGCCAGGATCTAACGCAACTTTAGATGCATCACTTTTTATCAATACCTGATTGATAATATTGATAATATCTGTATTCTGTCCAAACTGCATTACTACTTCTTTAGGATTTGCTACGTTTTTACCAAGAATGTAAGTTTGTGTTTTTTCATCGTAGTATTCACTACTATTTGTCATAGGTTTGTCGCCCGGCCGGGCAACATCAAATCCTAAACTTGCTCTACCAAGAGGATTGCAAGCGCCAGTATCCTGTGTTAATACCTGACTAGCGCCACTTCGATTTACTCCAAGTTTTTGAAATAGTGCGGGTGCCGATATCTGAGCTGACGATGTTGTTGCAGAACTACTTGTTTCTTTAGCGGCGCCGGCACTAGGGTTTGCTGGTGCTGAAGAAATGTCATTAGGGAATAAAATTAAAATTTCATCTTGAACAGAAACTTGCTTGTCTTCCTTGGCTTGTTTAAATCGAGCATTGGCCACAACTTGTAAACTTTGCTCTCCTGTTTGTAAAATTTCCTGAACTGTTTTACCTTTAATTGCCACATCATTTTTTACCATCCGGTAACTATCTGTCAGAGCCACTGAATTTGCAATCGTTGCAACAATATTATAAACGCTGCCTGCGGCAGTAACTTTAAATTGTAAATTATTAAATCTAAAAGGAATAAATTTTCGAGTATTTGGAACTACTTTCATTAGGCCAGCTTGGTCTGCACCTCGAAATTCAATCATCAATAAGTAAGCAGCATCTGTATAATTCTTGTACCCACGTTCAAATGCGGCTTGCTGTACTGCTGTCATAAACATACCCATACTGTATGGCTCAGTAACTGTAAATTCTATATTAGTTGAATTAGTATTACCTGTTGCTTTTTCAAATCCATACTGTCCTACGATAGTTATGTTATCAATGTAGAAATCAAACTTACCTGCTACTGTTTGAATTCTGTCGTTAGGGCTAGCATTTGCACTTTTTAAGATAATGGGAGGATACTTTCCTGCTATATAAGATTCGTTAGGAAAATTAAACTCTTGCGCACTTAAACATCCCATTGTCATTACATAATCATAAGATGCATAATCATGTAACACATTAGGCATTGGTAATATTTTATCAGATTGAACTGTACCGGTCCCAACAGCCGATAAAATATTACCAATGCTACCTGCTACTGAACCAAGCGCACCAGATAATGCGCCGGTAATTGAGCTGCCTAACGCAGACAAGCTAGATGCGGGGCCAGAGTCTGATAACGTATTTTTTACAGTGTTTACAGCATTAGTGGCTGCGTTTAGTGCAGAGCTAATAACACGCATTTTACACTCCTAAAACTGTTCGTAATCCGCTATTTTTAGGAATATAGATTTTTGTACCAGGCACAAAATCGAATATCGGGTCTTGTAACACATCTAAGTTACGTTGGATGAACACCCACCACAATGCAGACTCACCATATAAGTCGTGCGCCAACAAGTCGGGACGATAGGCATATGACGGTGTTATAGTAAAAAGAAAGTCGTCGGGTTCTGCACTTACTGGGCGAATAGTCAGCAAGTCGAGGTAGTCTTCATTAGTTCGTGTACTGAACCAAGGACTAAAAATACTGTAAGCTGCTGCCATATTAAATATATCCAAATGAGTTTGTCATGTAACCGCCTGTTACAAATCTATCTAAGCTAAAGTTTCTTACACTAGTTCTACTATACATCGGTTGTAATGTAATTGTAAAGGAACTTTTGGTTGGAACATATGCTTTACCGCCGCCTGTTGACCCACCAAGGCCAAATGTGCCTAACAGTCCTGCCACCTGGCCAACGCCTCCAGCTATACTACTTACCGCACTAGTGATACCACTCAGCTGAGGAATGGCTCCGCCCAGTACACCTGCAAGTCCACCAATGCTATCTGATATTCCGTTAATTGCGCCAGCTGCGCTACCCACTACATCGCAACTAATATAGTCACAATCCTTAGGCAATTGTAATTGAAACTGTGTAATTGCCACAGGAACATTTTTAAACACGTAATTTCCGTAGCCGTTTAAGAAAACAATCGGTGGAGGGTTTCCTGCCTTTGGATCGTAACCGGTAAACATTTTAGTTACACTTCTGCAATAGTGTAAGGCAGCAACCCAATACAATGCCTGGGCACTATCTTCTACCATCATAGGTGCGGTAATTTGGATGGTCCCAGGATTGCTGTTTTCGTAGGCACTGAATGGATAATTACTGTGCGTAGTTTGTATTTGAGTGTATTTCGCACTACCGCTAATTGTTACCTCTGGCGTGTACGGCATAATAAAGCCGCCCGCTGACTTTAATGGAGCAAGTACTGGACTACTTTTGAAGCTAGACCAATTAGGAAGACTTAGTCGAACACGCCAATCGTTGCTATTGCCTTCATCGGAAAATAAGGAGACTGCACTCAACACATCGCCTATTGCTTCGCCTGCTGATGGCAAGCCTGATAATGCCATTCTAGCCATGCTGCCCGGATCACCTGCATTGCCAATCGCACTTGCTAAGTTGCTTCCAACATTTATGGCATTTCCGACGGCACCGTAGGTAGAACTAACTGCTCCGATAGTCGATTGCAATGATTGTCCAACGTCAAATAAACCCATAATAATTTCCTCTTTGGTACATTATTTATTTGACTTTAATAACTGCGTAGTTTATAATGTAACATCCGGAGATCCATTTAATGACAGTTAAAGTAAATTACCTAAACAACAAGGATATGTTGTTAGAAATACATAGAAGTAAAAGCTCTTATTGTAGTTTTGTAGACCCATCATATCATCAATATGATATCATTTTGCCTGGTACAGACAAAATCAATATTCGAACCATAGCAGAAGCCAAGCGAAATAAGGCCAAACGACTGGGTGATCAGGAATATGCTAGGCGCAAGGCTGCGGGTGAAAAGGTTAAACAAGCAGACTGCGAAGTCGATTATAAAAAAATTACCAAGCAAGAACTTGTATTTAGAGTAATGTCATTCGACCACATTCCGCTTAACAGTACACGCAAAAAGAATCCAAAAAGTCTAGCGGATCATAGAGACAAAGTGAATTTTCCACCGTTCCAACACTGGAAACACAATGAAACAGACGAGTTAGTGTGTGTAGGTAAAAGTCATTGGAAGGGTCCGTTAGATACTGGACACTTTGATAAAGATGCAGGATGTATTACTCCAACCCTGGCCCGCATGATGATTAAATTATGTGAAAGATATGCTACTAGAGGCAACGTTCGTGGCTACACATACAATGACGAAATGAAAGGTCAGGCTATTCTACAGTTAACACAGATAGGATTACAGTTCGATGAAAGTAAATCAGACAACCCGTTCGCGTATTTTACTGCGGCGGTTACTAATAGTTTTGTTCGTGTTATTAATATTGAAAAGCGTAATCAAAATATTCGTGACGACATCTTAGAAATTAACGGCATGAATCCTAGCTACAGTAGAACTGGGCAAGGCGAGCACGAGGCAGCTCTTAAACGTCATAATGAGGATACAACTAATGACTCAGCTGTTTAAAAAAGTTGCCTGTTTCACAGACATACATTTTGGATTAAAATCTAACAGTTCAGTACACAATCAAGATTGTGAAGAATTTGTAGATTGGTATATTGCTAAAGCAAAGGGAGAAGGTTGCGATGTTGGAATCTTTATGGGCGATTGGCATCACAATCGCAATAGTCTTAATATCACTACTATGGACTATAGTCTTAGGGCCTTGGAAAAGCTCGGTCAGGCGTTCGATAAATTTTATTTCTTTCCTGGCAATCATGATCTTTATTACAAAGACAAACGAGATATACACTCTGTCGAATTTGGCAAGTATATTCCTGGAATTACTGTTGTTCATGAGCCTACTACCATTGGCGATGTTACACTTTGCCCGTGGCTCGTCGGAGACGAATGGCGGTCAATAGGCAAGAAAGGTGGCAAGTATATATTTGGTCACTTTGAATTGCCTAGCTTTTTTATGAACGCTATGGTGCAGATGCCGGATCATGGAGAAATTCAACTGGATAGCTTTCAAAACTATGAGTTAGGTTTTAGCGGACACTTCCACAAACGTCAACAACGACAAAACATGATTTATATTGGCAATGCATTTCCGCACAACTATGCCGATGCGTGGGACGATGAACGTGGTATGATGATTTTAGAGTGGGGTCAACAGCCGGAATATCATAGCTGGCCTGGTCAACCCACATTCCGAACTGTAAAACTTAGTCAACTTATCGACGAAGCGGACACATTGATATTGCCCAAGCAACATCTTCGTGTTACACTAGACATAGACATTAGTTATGAAGAAGCAAGTTTTATTAAAGAGAAATTTATTACGGATTACGATATTCGCGAACTTACTCTAATTGCTGAACGTAAGGATATCGAAATTAACACTAATATTGATATTCAAACGTTCGAAAGTGTGGATCAAATTGTATCTAAACAACTTGTAAACATTGACAGTGACCAATATGACAAGAACAAACTCTTGGAAATTTATAATAGCCTATGATAAAGATTAAAGAATTGACGGTAAAGAATTTTATGAGCGTGGGCAATCAAACCCAAGCTGTAAATTTTGACCGAGAGCAGCTAACGCTAGTGTTAGGTGAGAACTTGGATCAAGGCGGTGATGATAGCGGAAGTCGTAACGGAACTGGTAAAACTACTATTGTAAATGCATTAAGCTATGCATTATACGGTGTTGCACTTACTAATATTAAAAAAGACAACCTAATTAATAAAATTAACAACAAAGGCATGTTAGTAACGCTGGCATTTGATAAAGATAGCACTAGCTATCGTATTGAACGGGGACGTAAACCCAATGTATTAAAGTTTTTCATCAATGACCAGGAGCAGGAAGGAGAAGAATCCGATGATGCTCAAGGCGATATGCGTGAGACACAAAAGGACTTAGATGATATTCTAGGCATGAGCCACGATATGTTTAAGCATATTGTTGCCCTTAATACTTACACAGAGCCGTTTTTAAGTATGAAGGCAAATGACCAGCGTGTAATTATCGAGCAATTGTTAGGTATTACATTGTTAAGTGAAAAGGCCGAGACTTTAAAAGAGTTAGTTCGTCAAACAAAAGATGCTATTATACAAGACAATGCTGATATAGAAGCTATTAGACGATCCAACGACAAAATACAACTTAGTATTGATAGTTTAACTACAAGACAAGCTGCTTGGAACAATCAACGAGATAATGATGTTGAAAAGATTGGCAGAGCTATTATTGAATTAGAAAATGTCGACATTACTGCTGAATTAGAAGTTCATGCACAACTTAAAACATATTTAGAGCAGTCTACTAAACTAAAAAGTCTAAACAAAGAGCGGGCTACATTAGAAAGCGCAACAGCACAAGCTGAAAAAAGTCTAACAAAGCATACAAAAGAGTTAGAAAGTCTAGCAAACAAGACATGTCACGCTTGTGAGCAGGATCTACACGATCATAAACATGAAGAACTGTCTGCTAAGGCTAAGGAACACTTAGAAGAAGCACAGAAATACTTGGATAAAGTTACTAGCGACTTGTCTAAAATTGTTATTGAAGTTGCTGCCATTGGTGATATCTCCGCAAGGCCCGATACTTACTACGATACCGTAGAAGAAGCACTTAAACATCAAAACAATCTAAAGACACTGGAAACAAATCTAGTTATTAAGGCGGGAGAACACGATCCTTATCAAGAACAAATAGATGATTTACGTAATACAGCATTACAAGAAATCAATTGGGACAAAGTAAATCAATTAACCTTGCTAAAAGAACATCAAGAGTTCTTACTTAAACTACTGACCAGCAAAGATTCGTTTATCCGTAAGAAGATTATTGATCAAAATCTAGCATACTTGAATAATAGACTTACATTCTATTTGGATCGCATGGGCTTGCCGCATACTGTGGTATTCCAAAACGATTTAAATGTAGAAATTACACAGCTAGGACAAGACTTAGACTTTGATAATTTGTCACGTGGTGAACGTAATAGACTTATTCTTGGCTTGAGCTGGGCATTCCGTGACGTGTGGGAAAGTTTGTATCAGAACATTAACTTGTTATTTGTAGACGAGCTGGTAGATAACGGATTAGATGCTAGCGGAGTTGAGAATGCACTTGCTGTTCTTAAGAAAATGGCACGTGAACGTAAAAAGAACATATTCTTGATATCGCACAAGGACGAATTGATTGGACGTGTGAATAACGTGCTCAAGGTTATTAAAGAAAATGGCTTTACATCTTACGCAAACGACATAGAGGTTACCGAGTAATGCATCAAGACGAAGAGTTGCATGCTGAACTTATGAGATTGCTACGGGTTTACTTTGAAGAAAATCAAGAGTGGACCAGTACTGCAACCTATGCCAGCAGCATACGAATTCGTCATTTACTATCGGACATACGTAATGTGTGTTCCGATAGGCGTAAAGATATTAGGCTTTGGCAAATAGAAAAAAGGCAACAGTTAGACGAGCGCAAAGCTCACAGGCAAACTCAGAAACTACAGGCACCGGGACCAAATGACGCTAACTAAAGCATGTCATGGACTTATCAAAATGAAATCATTGAAACGCTTCCTGAAGAATGCGTTGGTTTTGTATACTTGATAACAAATAACATCTCTGGCAGAAAGTATATAGGCAAAAAATTAGCCAAGTTCGCTAAAACATCGTACAAGGTGGTTAAGCTCAAGAACGGAACTAAGAAAAAGAAGAAAATTCGTAGCAAAGTTGACAGCGATTGGAGAGAATATTATGGCTCCAGCGATGCGTTAACAAAAGACATAGACACATTAGGCAAAGAAAACTTCAGTAGAGAAATCCTATATTACTGCACATCCAAGGCGCAATGCTCTTACATCGAGGCCAGAGAACAATTCACCCACAAAGTTTTAGAATCAGCGGACTGGTACAACGGACAAATTAGTGTTCGTGTGCATGGTTCACATATACTCAAAGGCTAACAAATTTAGGCAAATTACTGCCAACTAAGCCTGCACCGGCGACAACTCGTGCCCGAAATCCGTTCTGATGTGTGACGGTAAGGAATGCCCTTCTTGGCAGAAGGGTTGCAAATCAGTATCCTTTACAGGACCTTGATGGGATATGCCTACATACAACCCGTTTGATTTGTAATACTAAAGTTTTTCTAGGCTAAAAGAGGGTTAACAGCCCACGGCTCTGCATGTGTTAGTGTATGTGTAGAGACCCGCCGTCATAATAAGACAGCACGATTAGGTACCGGATGACCGCCTAAGCTAGCAAATGCTTGTAGTGCAAACACTAAGTGAACTGCTCAACTCAGATAATGTTCAAATTTTGCCCGCCAGGGCGAAGTGTGACTGAACAATCTAGATAATATTTAAAGTGCTTCGCACTAATAGTAAAACAATAAGATATAGATAAGTTCGAGCGATAGCGAAGAACAGATGAACGTAGTTCATCTTAATAAGGTGATAAATATCTTACAGCGAGAATAATATGAAAGTTACTGAAATAATAATGTCGAATTCTATACAGGAAAGCACAATCGGCGATGCCTGGAGAGTACTTAGAGGTACAGCTAAAGTAGCTGAGCCTGAAGCTGCCAAGGCTGCTGGAAAAACTATGGCGGACTTGCCAGTTAGTGCAAGAAATACTGCCAAGCCTGCTGCAACAGCTGAAAAGCCTAAGTCTAGTTGGCTTGATAAAGCCAACGATAAGGTAACTGCTGTTAAACTTGCCAAGGCAGAGAAGGTAGCAAATACAGAAAAACTTCTTTTTGTTACTAAACACTACGGTGAAGAAACTACAAAATACTTGGCGAAACTTAATTTATTAGCGGCCGCAACAGAGTACTGGTGGAGAAGCTCCGAGTTAGATAAAAAATTAGCCGCGGGAATGGATCAGCAAACATATGATCAAGAATTGATTAAACTTCGAGGCCTGGCAATTACACAATGGATTGCTCCTAAGATTGGCTACTGGGTTGCTAATAAAGTGGCTGCTCTTACATTAGTTAAGAAATTGCCGTGGGTTATTAGCAAGTTAGGCATGCCAAATGCAAGTGTAATAATAAACAGTTTTGCACGGCCGGCAGTCCAAGCCGCCATGATAGCATTTGTAATGACGCCTGGTGGAAAGAAATGGTTAATGGATACATTTGGCGCATTTGTTATTGGAGTAGGCAGTATTCCAACACTGGCTGCTAAGATATGGGATGTTGTCCAAGGTGTTTACGATGTAGCAGTCAACGGTGATCCAGAAGATGCTGAAGACAAACCTAATACAGCTAGCGGAGGTAACAGTGAAGTTGATTCTACTGCAACTCCTGCAGATAAAAAAGCAACAATTACTCCTAAAAAATCAATGCCATATAATATGAGCATTAGTGATTTGGGATATTAAAGTAACGGCAATTGAGATTGTTTAGTAGTCTCGATATTTTCTTTGATAATTTCAGTTATCATATTCAAGTCTTCGTGAGTATAACGATCAAATAAATCGTTAACATTGACACCGCCGCGCATAAACCATGCAATCCTAAACATTTCTTGTTTAAATGATAAAACTTCTCGGTCTAGCCTAACAAGAAATTCTTCAATTTCCTCGTTAGAAAGTCGTGTTAGGCGTTGGCGAAAAAATTTGCTTGATCCAATTCAACAGTAAATGAATCTTCAGTTCCACACGTATCACACTTGATATTGTTTTCTGGAATACGCCACACGTCATTGTTTTTATTAATATGTTTTTTAAGTGCATCAAATAGCGTACGGTCGGTATTTTCTAACCATTCTTTAATATAAGAATGTTCGGTGACTACGCCATCTGGTGTAATCACTTGATCTACGCCTGCAATAAAGATTTTATTTTGCAATAGTCCTAACTCTTTAAAGATGTCAGCAATTAATTTTTGTTTTTCTTCCTGATCGTCAAATTCAACAGCTTGACCTAGTCGTTTTTGTAGAGCAAAATTTTCTAAATTAAATCCTGTTACTTCTTTATAAGTTAATGGACGAAGTGTAACTTCTAAATCTCCAATTACTACTCTCGAATCGTAAGAGCAACTATAAAAATGCTCAAGGATTTTTCCTAAATCAATATCATATTCGGACTCAGTTGAACATTTTTTACAAGTATAACTAACATTCATTGTATTTCCATAGGTAGCAATACGCACCGCTACTAACAAGGCATCAATATCTAAATTGCTCACATCCCATGCATCTACAATAGCCGGACAGCAGCTCTGTATTACCTTAACAGTGCTTTCTCCGCTGATTAAAGCGTCTGGAGTTTTCAGAATAATCTCATCCATACCTGTCATTCCGTACACCGGTATGTTTTCAACGTTGCCTTGAATAGCTTCAGGCTTGTTGTAAATGCCCATGCTAGGTAGTTTTAAGAATACTTTTGGTTGTCTAAAATAATTCTGTAATGGATTTTGAGCCATATTTGTCTCCGGATAAATATTATACAGTGTATTTATATACGCATATTTCTAGGATTTTATAAATGGCCAAGAGTCAAGAAGAACTACTACAAGAGCTGATAGACTTACAAAAGTCTAACAGTGGTAATCGTGGCGGCTATGGGGCACAACCTAAGGCTCCATCAGCTCCTTCGAGCAGTTTTATAGGAAGCAAAGAAGAGGGTATGTTCAATACTGCTGTAGGCGCAATGGGCACCGGCGCTAGCAAAGTAGCTGGCGCCATTGGATCTGCCTCAGATTCTTGGCAACAAGCAAGTCAGATTGGTATTGGATTTAATAACGATGCTATCGGTTTTAGAACTAGTGTAGCACAAACTCGATTATCTACAGACGAGTGGCGTGACTCTATAGAGAAAGGACGACAGGGGTTTACGGCGCTGGGCGGCACTATGAGCGACAGTGCCAAACGATTTAATCAATTATCAACAGAGTTTAGTAACACTGATACCGCAGATCAGTTGCGCAAAATTGGTATTAGTACTAAAGAATATAATGATGTGCTAGCAATTAGTACTGCTGGCAAAAAGTTTTCAGATTTTAGCGATGCGGAATCTAGAAAGAAAGCCAACAATGCAGCCGCTGATCTTGCACTTGAAATGGATAAAGTTGCACAACTTACTGGTGTTAGCCGCAGGGAGCAACAAGAAGCATTGCAAGAAAAACAAAAGAATGCTCGTGTTCAAGCTACTGTTGAAATGCAGTTACGTGCAGGCGGGCAAGATGCTGCTGATGCGTATAAAAAAATGACAACCCAAATGAAAGGTATGGGTTTGGACAAGCTAAGTGATGAAATTTATACAGGACAAGCACTCAGCGCAAAATCAATAGCAACTTTATCTGCGCTAGGGCCAGCCGGTAATCAATTAAGAGATGCTATTAACAATGTCAGAGATGCAAAAACTAAAGAGGCACGGGATGCTGCTGATATTGCGTTAAAGAAAGCACAAGCCGCAGTAGCTGAACAAGTACAGAGTGATTCTAGTTTAAATCAAATTAGATATGGACAAGGCGAAGTTGCTGATGCACTAGGTGAAATTTCAATTAAGTCTCGAAATTATGCAGACGGCATTGCAGCAGTACAGAAAGAATCTGCGGATAAAGGTAAGAAACTTACAGCAGAAGAAGCACAACTTGAATTAGAAAAACGAGCAAATCTTAATAAAAATATTGCCAGCGGAAAAGCTGAAGCAGATGCCAGAGCTGAACTAGCTAAAGCTCCTAAAGGTTCTCCTGCCGCCGCTGCCGCAGAAGAAAAATTAAAACAAGTAACTGCCGCAAAAACAACAGAAGCATACACGCTTGCACAGGCAAGATTCAACGATACAATTGCATATGGAGCAACAGTAGTTGATGGGTTTAATAAAGCTATAACAGCACCTAATACACCATCTGAAAAAGGTTTAACTGATCTCAGTAAATCATTAGGTAACGTTAAAACTGAAAAAGGTGTAACAACTTCATCAATGGATCGTGGAGGATTTCTTAATACTCCACGGGCAGGAAAAGCAGCAGATGCTCTTGCAGAAGGTAATTTTAAAGAAGCTGGCAGACAAGCTGGACTTGGTATTATCGAAGTGTTTAAGAATTTAACAACACTAGGTACTCAAACAATCAATGTGAGTGGTAACATTTTAAATGCCGGAGCCAAATCAGACCTTGGATCTAAACCTGTAGGCACTTATGCTGAAGGTACAGCTGGTGCAGGATTTGATTTTACTAAGATAGTTCGAGACTTTGGAGCGAAATCACAAGTAGAGCTTCACGGTGAAGAAGCTGTATTGACTAAGAAACAACTAACAGACATGTTGGCTGGAATGCAAAGTAGTATTCCAAAAATGCCTGCTGGTATTGACATGAGCAAATTGCCTCCAATAGCAACAACAATAAGTTCATCAACTTCAGGCGGCGGATCTACAACAACATCTCGTAAGCAAAACGAAGAATCAAAAGGTGCAGAATCTAAAATATCTGAATTAGATAAAGAAAGAAATGCCGCAATGTCAGCAATGACAGACAAAATGCGGGCTGTTATGGGTCCAGATGCCAAGGGCGGAGAAGTAAGACGTGCAACTAGAGATAGCGATGAATTCAAAGCTATGGAAGCAGAATACACTGCCAAACGCGAGCAATTACAAAAAGTAGTTAGCGATGGTATCACTTGGGAAACTGAAAAGAAGAGTGAGGCTGCAGAAGAACTTAGCCAAGCAGAATTTGAAAAATTAAACATGATACGCTACGGCTTTGGGGAAGTTAACAAGATCACCGAAACTGAAATGGCTAAAGAAGTTAATGCTGCCGTAGAAAAAACTTCTAAACTTGCAGATGTCGCCAAGACTACTGAAGCAGTCGGTACTAAAGAAGTAGAAGCAAAGAAGGTAGTTTCCGAAAGTTCCAAGATAATGGCAATGCAACAGGAGTTGATTGCTAAAGGTGCAAAGATTAAAGCAGATGGTATTATGGGTCCGCTTACCAAAGCGGCAATGTCTACGTTTAATACTGCACAGGTCAAAGCAAGCGATACTACCAAAGTTGGAAATTTATCCAAAACTATTCCTTCTGAAGTAGCACAAGCCAAAGCTGAAGAAGAAAAACGTAAGGCAGCGGCCGCAACAGTAGTCCCGGCTAAACCACAAGCGGAAACAGCCACTGGTCCTGCAATAAAAACAACTCAAGATGACCTTTACGAACAGCTAATTCAGTTAAATACTAAAATGCAAGAACTTGTCTCTCACTCATCTGAGATGGCAACAAGTGCTGAGAAACAAGTTAGAGCTACCAAGCGGCTAGATCCAAATGTAGCTTTACGTTAAGAGGTTTATAATTTATGTCATGGAAAAAGTATTTCACGCCTGTACCAACTAGCACCAGTTTGAGTCCTATTTCGGGCGGAAATAATACCTTCAAGGCTGGACCTGCTAAATCTAATTATTCAAGCTACCTGCCCGATGTGTATACTGGCAGTCCAAATCGTGTTGAGCGTTATCAGCAATACGAAGTTATGGACAGCGACCCAGAAGTTAATGCAGCCTTGGATATTCTTGCAGAATTTTGCACACAAAAATTAAAAGACGGCAAAACACCATTTACAGTCTTGTGGCGTCACAAGGCAACTAATAGTGAGATTCGCATCCTAGCCGAGTACTTACAACAGTGGTGTAAACTACAAAAATTCGACACACGTATTTTTAGAATCATGCGTAATGTATTCAAATACGGCGATGCATTCTTTATTAGAGATCCTGAAACTCAAAAGTGGAGTTACATTGATCCAACTAAAATAACCAAAGTTATTGTTAACGAGAGTGAAGGCAAAAAGCCTGAGCAGTACGTTGTTAAAGACCTTGCTCCAAACTTTACAGACTTGGTTGCTACACAGATTACACCTAATATAAACCCAAGACAAGGCACTGGCGGCCTGTCTGGAGCAGGTGGCTTTCCTGGTGCAGGCGGTGCAACAAAAGGCGGAACAAGTCCTTATGGTAGCAGTGGTGGTAGTAGATTTGGTACTACTGAAACAGAACATGCATTAAATGCAGAACATATTATTCACTTGAGTTTAAGTGAAGGTTTAGATAATAATTATCCGTTTGGTAACAGCTTACTTGAAAACATTTTCAAGGTATACAAGCAAAAAGAATTGCTAGAAGATGCGATTCTAATCTATCGTATACAACGTGCTCCAGAGCGCAGAGTTTTCCACATCGACGTGGGCAACATGCCAGGCCACATGGCTATGGCCTTCGTTGAACGTGTTAAGAATGAAATCCATCAAAGACGTATCCCAAGTCAGAACGGTGGCGGGCAGAATGTTATTGACAGTGCATACAATCCATTGTCAATCAATGAAGATTACTTCTTTCCGCAGACAGCAGAAGGTCGTGGCAGCAAGGTTGAAACACTGCCAGGCGGCACTAACCTAGGCGAAATTGACGATTTAAAGTACTTTACTAATAAGTTATTCCGTGGTCTACGCATACCAAGTAGCTACTTGCCAACTGGTGCAGATGACAGTCAAGCGTCATTTAATGACGGTCGTGTGGGTACTGCATACATCCAAGAGCTACGCTTTAACAAGTATTGCGAACGTTTACAAGCACTAATAACTAGTGTATTCGACGAAGAATTCAAACTATACATGAATCAACGTGGAGTTAATATTGATTCAAACTTGTTTGAATTGAAGTTTAATCCACCACTTAACTTTGCCAGTAGCCGCCAAGCAGACATGGATGGACAACGTATTAACACATTTAATACTATTCAAGCTGTTCCATTTGTAAGCAAGAGATTTGCCATGAAACGCTTCCTAGGCTTAACAGACGAAGAAGTAGCAGACAACGAACGTCTATGGGCAGAAGAAAACGGCAAAGGCCAGCCAACAAATACAGATGCTGCCGGAGAATTACGTAGTGCTGGACTCAGTGCCGCTGGCATTGAAGGCGACTTAGGAGCCGCAGGATCGTTGGATGCACCAGAAGATATGGAGGGAGATATGCCTCCAGGTAGTGACATAACACCTGCTCCTCAAGTAGCTGGAGCACCGGCTACTCCTCCGGCTTGATAAATATAATCATGATCCTAAGAGAATTATTTTACATTGATCCAGATACAAGGCGCATAGCTAATGATTTACGCTATGAGCCTAGTCGCGATAATGCCACTATGCATAGATCCGATACTAGAAAAACTAGATTAACTCTTAGACAAATCAACCAATTACGCAAAAGTAGCGAAGCACATATTTTAGAGCAAGAGAGAGAATTAGGATTCATCAACGACATGTATGCTGCTCCGCCAGCTGCTCCTGCTGCATAAATATAATTTAACTTTAAAATAGTCTGTTTTAGGGCTATTTCAGCCCCCTTTTACAATTTATATGTAAATATAATACAGCCTTGTACCACAATCACAGGAGAATTAACAATGACTGATCGTACGCAATTTGAAGCCATGCTTGAGGCATTGATCAATGAAGATCAAGAAACAGCAAAAGAAATTTTTCACAACATCGTAGTCGCGAAATCTCGCGAAATTTACGAAGAATTACTAGCAGAAGACTTTGGAATGGAAGAAAATCTAGAAGTTGAGCCAACCGGCGAACCTGCCGAAGAACCAGTTGAAACAGAAGCCTTTGGTGATGACGAAGAAGAAGGCGATGATGAAGAAGGCGATGATGAAGAAGGTGATGATGTTGGCGGTGACGCAACTGATGACTTTATCGACGACGTTTCCGACGACGAAGAAGATGAAGGTTCAATGGACGATGCAGAACAATCTGATCGTATCATGGACTTAGAAGACGCACTAGAAGAATTAAAAGCAGAATTTGAACAGCTAATGGCTGGCGACGAAGGCGATGACATGGGCGACATGGACAGCATGGATGCTGAACCAGAAATGGGCATGGGCGATGAAGAAGAAATGGAACAGATGTTCGAATACGTTAACAAGGTTGCTTTACCAAAGCACGGCGATAACGGCGCAAACACTAAGTCTATCATGGCTAAGAAAAACAGCATGGGCGGAACTGCTGGTAACATTGCACAGAATTTCTCAACAGAGAAAGGCGGCACACAAGGCGGTTTAGCTAATCCTAAAGCTGGCGATTTAACAAGTGGTTTAGGTACAATCCATAACCGTGTTGATTCTAAAGCAGGTAAGACAGCATTTAAAAAGCGTGAAACAGCAAAGAACGGCGACAACGGTGATAGAGGCGCAGACAGCCTAATCAACGGTGTTAAGAGCCGCGCTAAGTAATAGAAGAAAACATTGAAAAATATGTTATACCTCCGAGAGAATCTCAGTTTCAACGAAGCAAAAATGATCGTTGAATCTGATGACAAAGATGGGAAAAACTTATACATGTCCGGGATTTGCATCCAGGGCGGTATACGTAACGCTAATCAGCGAGTTTACCCTGTTAATGAGATTGGCAAGGCTGTTAAGACCCTTAACGATCAGATTCAAAACGGTTATTCAGTTCTCGGGGAAGTGGATCATCCAGATGATCTAAAAATAAACTTGGACCGTGTAAGTCACATGATAACAAATATGTGGATGGAAGGTCCAAATGGTTACGGTAAACTGAAAATTTTACCTACACCGATGGGACAACTAATTCGCACAATGCTGGAAAGCGGCGTGAAGTTAGGCGTATCGAGTCGCGGATCTGGAAACGTTAGTGATAACGGTTCCGGTGAAGTATCAGATTTTGAGATTATCACAGTAGATATGGTAGCTCAACCTAGTGCTCCTGGAGCATATCCTACACCAATCTATGAACACCTGATGAACAGTCGTGGTGGTTTTAGTGCCTTGCGTATAGCGCAAGAGGTGAAAGGTGATCCTAAGGCACAGAAATATCTCAAAGAGAGCTTATTATCCGTAATAAGCAAACTCCAATAACAAGGAGAATCACATGTTGGATGCACTAAAATCGTTATTTGAAAACAATGTGGTTTCGGAAGAGATCAAAGAGTCAATTGAAGCAGCATGGGAAGCTCGTGTAAACGAGAACCGTGAACAAGCTGCTCAACAACTGCGCGAAGAATTTGCTCAAAAATATGAGCACGACAAACAAACTATGGTAGAAGCCATTGACCGTATGGTCACTGATCATCTAACTAGTGAGATTGCCGAATTTGCCGACGACCGCAAGCAATTAGCAGAAATGAAAGTCAAGTATGCACAGAAAATGAAAGGCGATGCTGCTGTAATGAAGGAATTTGTTACACGTCAACTAGCTTCAGAAGTTTCTGAACTACATGAAGATCAAATGGTAATGGCTAGCAAGTTTGGTAAGTTAGAACAATTCGTAGTAGAGGCTCTTGCTCAAGAAATCACAGAGTTTTACAAAGACAAACAGGACTTGGCTGAAACTAAAGTCCGTCTAGTCCGTGAAGGAAAAGAACAACTCAAGAAAGTTAAACAACAGTTCGTTGAACGTGCTGCTGGTATGGTCGATCAACTCGTTAGTGAAAGTTTAAATGCTGAACTATCGTCATTGAAAGAAGATATCGATGCTGCTCGTCGCAACGACTTTGGTCGTAAGCTATTCGAAGCTTTTGCTAGCGAATATCAGACCAGTTATCTTTCCGAGAAATCAGAAACTGCAAAATTACTCAAAGTCATAGACATTAAAGAGTTGGCAATTCAAGAAGCTGAACAAGCTGCTGATGATGCTAAAGCTCTAGTAGAAAGTAAACAAGCAGAGATTGCGATCCTCAAAGAATCGCAGCAAAGAAAAGCAATCATGAATGAATTACTTGCTCCGTTAAACACTGAGCAAAAAGAAATCATGGGTGAGTTAATGGAGAGTGTAAAGACTACTCGACTAAACGAAAGTTTTGAAAAGTATCTTCCAGCTGTAATCGCTGGTAAAGCTCCGCAGAAGAAACAGGCACTTGTAGAGGCTAAAGAAATTACAGGAAACAAGGTTTCCAACAGCAATCGTAGCAGCGAGAGTGATAGCAATATCGTTGATATCCGTCGCCTTGCTGGACTAAAAATTTAAGGAGAATTTAAATGTCAGAAC